ATATCCCCCAATGCGATACCTGCACCGAGTTCGCTGTGACGGCCGGAAAGGTAATCTGGTTGCTATTGCTGGTGGCGTTGCTGCTGCCAGTCGGCGCGGCCCATGCGCCAGTGGCGATCCGCGCGTACCAGCCTGCGCTAACCTCGTTGGCAGTCAGGTTGTTGTCCGTCGGGTCGGCGACGAACAGCGCCAGCCAACGGCTCACATAAGGGGTGACCAACTCGTCGGTGATGGTCTTCTGCGATTGGTACGTGGACATTCCGGCCATTGTGTTTGCTCCAATAAAAAGTGGTTACCCAGCGTTCCTGGGCGGTGTACCGCCCTGGTTCGATGTGTTCGGTGACGACAACACGTCGCCCTTGTGCTTGATGCCCAGCGCGTTTGCCACCAGGGCGTAGTACGACTGCGCCTTCTGGGCAGCCGCAGGGGTGTCCGCGTCCTTGCTCCAAGCTCGATAGCACACGTAGTCAAGCAGTACGTTGCCGTATATGTCGTCAAGACCGATGCTGCCACCCAGAATGCATTCCGCCGGAGCCGCCGAATAAATCATTTCAACATACACAGGTTGGGTTGCCGGAACGGGTGGGTAGGTGTAGAAGTGGCGCGGGTCGCGCTCGTCAAACATAAAGTGCCGTACCGGCGCGGTAGCGGCGTAAGCGTGCCAGTCTGGCATCATCGCGTCCAGGCTCTCGCGTTCGGTAACGCGCACCGCCCGTCCGGGGACAAGCCCGGTGGCTCCAAGATTTCGGACTACATCGAGCAGGCGGATTCCGGAAGCGGGAATCGTCTGTTTGGTTCCCGCCACGAGTAGCACCGGCGAGTTCACGGCGCCCGCTGCCGGGATGTTTAGCACCACCTCGCGCTGCCCGTCATTCAACCAGCGCAGCAGCTCTGGCTGGGTCCAGCGGATGTTGGTGGTGTCATTAAGCAGGTCGTTGGCGCGGGTGATTAGGGCGGCAACGGTAATGGGCATGGGGGTTCCTTATGTCGGTCAAGAAAAGCTGATTTGCTACCAGCAGGATTTGGTGCGTAGCGGCGCGCGGGACAATCCCTTGGCTGCGTCCACGTTGGCATTGGTGATGCCGTCGTTGAACTTGGCGCCATGGAATTGCGCAAGCGGCGGGTTTGACCACGGCACATTGGGCATGACCATCAAGCGCGCCTTTGCCCCTGCCGCGATGGTTTCCAGATGGGCCTCATAGACCACGCTGTTTATTCCGGTGGCGGTTCTCTTCGGCACCAGAGAGACGCTGCCGGTGATCGAGTAAGCTGCGCCTGGTAATCGCGCCAACATCACCGTGTTTGACGATGGCCGGAAGTAATATGCAGGCACGCCGGTAGACGTGCGCCATGTCGCGACGTTCTCATTCAGCCATTCCTCTGTTCGCGGCTCTATCTCGACGCCATCTCTGAACAGCGACAGGATCATGCTCACTGCAGCGCCGTTTTCCGGGGAATCCAGATCGTAGACAAGCGTATTGACCTCGGTACTGAACGCGTCTAGGTCTACCTTCCAGTAGTTCGTGCGCTTGCAGAGCTCGATGGCCGCATTGCGGACGGCGTTGATCGCCACGATATCCGGGCAGCCATGCACATCAGGTATCACTTCGGCCAAGAAGTCATTAAATAAAACAATCATTACGTTAATTGCTCAGATGGTTCTGGATTGCATCGCGGAGGGTATGCGCGCTGTTGCGGGCTGTGACATCCAGGCCCATTTCCTTTGCTATTTCCAGCAGTGCGGGCTTGTCCATTTCCATCAGGTCGATGACTTCTTCATCGTTGCCGATAAGCATGGGGCCGGGTGCGGCGGGTTGCGAGCCGTCGGCAGACACGAAGTTGCCGGTATCGATCAGGCTGGGTGCGTGCTTGTCGTCCACTTCGACAGTGCCGTCCGCGCCAATGGCGACGGCAACTCGCTTGTTGTTCTCGATCACGGTAACGCTACCGAATCCGCCGTCACGGCGCTTCGGAAAGGTGGCCTTGAGTTCCATGTGCTTCTCCCATAAAAAAAGGCCAGGATATCTCCCGGCCTTTTCGTTTTCGTCAAACCGCTTAGTTGGCGGCCTTGTAGCTCAGTTCGACCGTCAGCGTACCGGCTGCGGCAGTAGCTGGGATAACCGCAACCACGAAGCCGACGATGCGATCAACCGAAGAGGCTGTTACCGATTTCAGGATGTCGTAAGCCGCCTTGCTGGCGTCGTGTGACGTGATAGCGGCAGTGCCGGACAGGGCCAGCGAATTGATCCACGCTGCGCCGCCGTCTGCTGCTGCGGTGGATACCGCGGTCTCTGCGGCATTGAGCAGGCCGAAATGCGCCGTGAATGCCGGGGTGCCGGTGTCCATATCGGTCGCGCCGACGGTGTAGCCAACAGGCACGCACCCAGCAGGAAGGGTGAAGAACTGCCACACGTCGGCCAGGTCCATATCAGTGGCGGTTGCCAGCGACATGGATTCGTAGACGGTAATCACTTCTTTGCCAGCCGGCGCGGGCATCGGGATCTTGCCGTTGCAGTGATTGGTTTTCTTGGTTGTTGCCATGGTAAATCTCCTTGAATTGAGTGTGCGAACAAACGAAGCCGGGGTTAGCCGGCCTCATTCATTAAGCGTTGGGGTCAGCTGCGTAGGTGTCCAGCGCGATGGTGCCGAAATCGTAGTTCGTTCCGTTCACCGCGAAAGTACACTTGTCGATACCCAGGATGGAGTTGGAAGTGATGACGATCTGGTTATCACGGTCCTCCATTTCTTCCTGCCAGTTGAAGCGCAGGCCCGTACCGGGGGAGCCGAACGCCACCACGCCGGCCTGACGTCCCAGGAACAGCGCACGAGCGCCCGGTAGGTTTGCGCCGGAACCGGCATTGCTGCGGGTCACGACACTGGCGTGCTCATGCAGAACCACGTTGTTGTGCATGCCCAGACCACCCTTGAAGATCGGATTGTTGCGACCTTCGGCAGCGGCAGCGGCCTTCTGAATGGCAAGCCACTCGGAACCGGACGCGGTGCGCAGGCTGTGCGCCTGGAAGGGTGACATCACGCAAACGAAATGGTCCTCACCGTCCACCTTGATCGGTTGCAGCGCCGGGATGGGATTGCCGGCGGTGTCGGCGAATCCCGACTTGGCGCGAGCCACGCCACGGTCGATCAGTTCCAGCGCCATGATGTCGGACGAATTCAGCGACACAATTGAGGTGGCGTTGTTGGCGTACAGTTGGCGGTATGCGCTGGGCGCCTCGAAGGTGTTGCCGGCGTAGCCGACGAACCCCGTGCTCTCGATATAGTCGGTATTCGAGAAAACCGAAGCGCCGGCCGCCGTGGAGTCCAGCACGGTATCGCGCCCGCCACCGGAGAGGTACAGGAAGATCGCCTCATCAAACAGGCTGGCCCACCACTGAGCCTGCAGTGGCTTCTCGCTGTCGCGCAGTTCGTGCATGGTGCGCTTGCGGGACATGCGGCCGCCCAGGTTGGAGCCGCCACGCAACTGGTCGATGTAGATGCTGGCGGTAGCGAACTTGCGGTCCTCTTCCTGTCCGCGCAGCACGTTGTCGCCCTGGATCGGCTTCATGCGCTTGCGCAGGGCCAGATCGTAGGAAATCATTTCGCCCTTGTCGTTCGCCAGCTCGTTCAGGACAGTGATGCAGGCCATCGACTTGACGCCCTCGCCCATGAACTTGCGGGAAAAGTACGACTCTTTGCGTACGTCAATCGCCAGTTCAGCGGAATACCGCTTGACGGCCTTGGCATCGCCCAAACCAATTACTGTTGCTGCCATGATGGATCTCCTTCAATTAAGTCACTAATTTAAGGCCGCACTCATGCGCAACACTTTGGGCAATACGCCCGGTTTTACCGGCAATGCCGGGATTCTTTAAGCCGGTGGTCTGGCTGTTATTCCTTTTGCAGCCTGCGCGGCGCCGCTGTGCCGATTGACTTCCACGCGAACGTCGTCTGGCGCGTTCACCATCAGTCGCGCCAGTTGGCCGGACTTCTTTTGCAACGTCACGGTAGCCGGCCCGATGGTCATGGATTCGCCAACTTTGAGATCAAAAAAAGCGGCCATTGATTACGCCGCGCGATACCGCTCGCGCTCGGACTCAGATAGGCGGGACACCGCCTTTTCCAACTCCAGACCGTTCAGTCGGTCGATATGCGCAAACTCGTCCACGTCGCCGGTTTGAGGAATATCGGCGGCGGGAAGGTGAGCGAGGGTTTTTGGAACCACGGAAAGGTCTGGCTTGCGTAGATCTGGTTTGACGTCGGTCGGTTCAGATTTACTTGTGCCGAACCGAGCACGCACCATCTTGTCAGCTTCCTGCAAAATCCAAGAGCCTTTCTTGTCCGCGTTCTCAGGCGCATTCGCCAGGTCGATTACCGCAGCATTCAGCGCGGAATTCAATATCTTGTCCGAGTAGATCGCGTTTTCCTTGGCATCGAAGAACCGTTCCTGCTCCCAATCCCATCGGGCCTTTGCTGTCTGCTCGTTCCGTTCGCTGGCGATGTCGGCCTTTAGCTTCTGGTCACGCAACTCGCGCTCCTGGTCGATCAGCGCATCCTTCTGCGCTTCGTACTCGTCCAGGCCAAGATCACCCTCATTCAGCTTCGCGCGCAGATCGGATTTCTGGCCGGCGAGGGCTGCCATCTTGTCGTCATACCCTTCAACCGGGTTGACCGTGTACTGCGGCGAAAATGGTTCTTCGCGCTCGGCTTGTTCAGCATCGGCAGAAACGGTTTCGGTGGCAGTCGTCTCGGTATCGCCCGCTGAAATTTCTTCAGCCTCGCCCGCAATGGCCTCGACATTCGGCTGATCTTCGGCAATAGCCTCGCGCTCTTCGGCAGACAGCAGGCTCAATTCATCTTCGGTGTAGCTCATGTGAGGTTTCCTTTCAATGGGCGTAAAAAAACCACCCGAAGGTGGTTGGTTGCGATTACTTACGACAATCAGTCGAAAAATCGTTGTTCTATGCGGAAACCCCGCGCTTAGCAGTTGTTGGCGCTCTTTCGGGCGTCCATCCTTCCAGCTTCTTTGATTACAGATAGTTTGGAGAATACATTCCCGGTTAAAACTATTGGCCTCATTGCATAGCCTCCGTGTCGTTTTCTGGGGTATTCATCCCTTGTTTATGCCCCACCAATCCATGATTGTAGTCAATACTTGGAGTTTGCTCTACAACATCTTGCTGCATAGAAACATCTGGTATATTTGGGTCTTGCCCGCCCGCCTGATCCTGATACCCGGCGCCTAATAATATCTCATCCGCTACCGGCGCCACACCCGGCATTGAAGCAACAATTCCACCGGCCTGTAACGCAGTAAACATCGCCTCGACAATCTTGGTCAGGCGTTCCGCGTCGATCTTCTCGGTTTGCTTCTCCAGATTAGCGACCTTGGCCTCCAGTATCTTCAGGTTGGCCTCGGCTGTGCGCTTGTTCAAAGCGCCCTCTTCGGCCTGCTGCTGTTGCTGCGCCTGTTCGGCCTGCTGCTCTTCTGGCGTTTGCTCGGCGTCTGGATCACGCTGGCCGTTGATCTTGCGGATGCGCTCGACCAGCTCGTCCTTGTTGGGTAGGTCGGCCATGTCGATCACCAGATCCAGCATGTTCATTGCTGCTTGCAACCCCTGCCCGCCCATCTGCGCCATGCGGCCCATGATGTCGAACAGGCTCTCGAACATGGACTGGCGCAGCGTTGACTTGTAATCCTGCTCGCTGATGACGAAATTCGCCTCCATGGCGGTGATATCGTTGACGATGCGCCCGGTCTCATCCGGCGTATTGAGTTCGACATAGCGCGATTGCCCGCGCCCGCCAAGTAGCCGGATCACCTTGGCTTCGCTGTAGAACTGCTCGACCAGCGAAAGCTCGATTTCGCCCAATTGCTGAAGCGCGAAACGGTGATTGTCGAATGGCTCGGTGCTGACTACTGAGCCTTGTTCCTGTCGTGACTGGATGGCCACACCGGAGGTGGCGTTGCTCTTGCGCCCCAGGTTCTCGTCGTTGACGCCGGAGAGCTTGCGGATATAGTTGGCGTCACCTTCCATCAGGCGCAAATGCTCTTCGGCTAGTGCGATATCGCGGTCAATCCTGAGTTCCTTGCCAGGGTTTTTGACGATTACGGCATCCGGCCTGGCTACTTCTGAGCGCAATTCTTCCAGATCGTCTACGGCGCCTTTATCCATCGTCACACGGTTGGACGACAGTATCCAGTGCGCTTTCGAGTGGCGCTTGTTCAGCCCGTCCTGGGCGTCACGCAGCGGGCGGATGCAGCCATAGGGCGCGTGGTCGCGCTTGCGGCGATAGCACCAGGTAATCACGAAGGGAAACTTGCCGTGCCGGTATGGACTGGCGCCCTCGAACACGATGCCCACGCTGGTATAGATCACCACGCGGACTTCCATTTCCAGCTTGTCGTACAGCCCATAACCTTCGTTGGCTGCAGCGACATGCAGCGGATTGTTCTGGTCGAACTTCTTGCCCGACATCTCGCCATCCGCAAACACCTTGCGCATCACCGGCACGCGATACCAGCATTCATAGAAGCGAACCGTCTTGCGCGTACTGGACGCAAACGCAGTTCCATCATAGGGCTGGTAACGCCCTGTGCGCGGCTGCCAATCATCAGCCGGATCGGGGCGCTTGCCCTCGGTCCAATCGTCAGCCTCGCTAGACCCCTCGTTCCTGACCGATCCCTTCACGATATCCGAACGATCGGCGAAATAAACCAGAGCAATGTCGGCGTCCAAATCCTTCCAGCGGAAGAAATAGCGCGCATCGGACAGGTCATGCTCGACACTGTTGGAGTCGTAGAGCGTAGAGCGCCAATCCTGATAGCGCTCGAACAGCAGTTCCTCGGTCGGGTCGCCGCGTAATCCGGCTTCAATCACGCCATACCCGGCCTTTATCGCGTCACCAAAGGAACGGGAGCGGTGGAATTCGGAGTTATTCGTGTCGGCCAGATACTTGAGCAGCGAGGTCTTGGCCTCGGCGTTGTCCGTGCCGTCCTTACGCCTGGCTAGCACCTTGTAATCAATGCGCGTGCGGCGCTCGGTGCCGATCATCCAGTCGATGCTGGCCTTGATTTCGTTGTAGACCACAGGCGCCTGACCGCGATCAATCAGCACCTGCGCGTCTTCCTCGTCCCATTGCAGGGAATCGTAGTAATCCTCGTCCAGCGCCATCTGGAACCGGTTTGCTGCCTGGCGCTGTGACTCCTGATCGAACCAGACTTGCACGTCGCGGTGCAGTTGCAGCATCTTGGGCGCGTCGAGCGGGTTGGCAACGACATTGGCCGGCGCGGCGTCGATTTTCTCAACCAGCGAATCAGAGCTGGGCGCGGTCGAAACGAAATCACCCATGAACATTCCCTCGGTCGCCCTCGTAAACCTCGCGCTCGATGATGGTCTTGCCGTCCGCCTTGATTTCCAGTTCGGCAAACACTGCGCCCTTGTCCAAATCCTTCACCCATTGCGGCTCCGGCGGCATTTTGATCAGATCCAGAAGCCCATCATGGATGGCCGTTCCAATGCGGTTGATGGTGAAACTGGTTTCGTCCATGCCCATCACATGCGCAGCGATTGCCGCTTGGCGCACCAGATAGCGCATGTCGTCGTACTTGAAGGCACTCGACAGGCATATCACATAAGCGCCGGCATTGAGCCTGGCGCGCGCCGGATAGATCACCATGGCCGGCTCATCGCTCACCCAATGGTAAGCCCGCACGATGTCGCCGACTTGTTGCACCTTCCACGCCCTGCTTGCGCCGAACGAAACTGCGCTCATTGTTTGTCCCATAAAAAAACCCAGCGCGTGGCTGGGTCGGTTGATTCGTTCTGCGGATCAGCGGTTAAAGCGTTCGCCAGTTGCCGGAGGATTTCGGCCTGCGTGCCGAACTTGGCTTGACAGTCGCAAACCGCAACATCATCAGCCCGTAACGGCTGGCGCTGATACAGTCGTCCATCAGCTTTACAATCTTTCCGTCCTTGCGGTGATACATCCTGCGTTCTTCCAGCCACATAGTGCAGGTCGAGAACACTTTCCAGCGCCCTGTTTCCATGCGCTCCAGCATGTCCTGAATGCCGGCCTCTACGCCGTTACCGCCGTCGGGCCACGTGGCTTTCTCGGGCAGCATGTTCAGTCCATGTTTGCGGTATTGTTCGGCGGTTTCCTCGCCGCTTCCTTTGTCGTGCTGCAATCCATCGTGCGGCCAGGCGCAGGGTATCCAATCGCCCCAAGCCTTCACCGCCACCGCGTTCAATGCGTTCAGCGTTTCGCTCTTGCGGTATTCCTTGGTTACGTAAACGCAATCCGCATCGCGGTCCCAAGCAAGATTCGCCGCGGCCATGGGGTGATCCCATCCGAAATCCAGCCCGTTGATCTGCGCCCAATGCGAAGGGATGGCGAACGGCGCGCATTCAATCGCGCTTTCGTCCACCGGGAATATCAAGCCTGACCCCATCGTCGGGATGCCTTTGGAACGGGCGTCGCGCATGTGCTTGGGCGTGGACTCCAGCAGCTCGTCCTTCATCTTCTGCGTCAGGTGCGGCACGTCGTTCCAGTTTGCCGTCACAAGGTAGCGCGATGGAGAGACTTCAGGCATTTTTCGCACCAGGCAGAATAAATTGCATCACCACCTCGCTGATACCCTCAAGCGGGGTGAACGTCAGAATAATGATCCCGTCTGTGGTTGCCGTCCGAATCAGGCACTCGCCGTAAATCTCCATCGGCGGCTCTTCGTCCAGCCAAACCCCATCCTGTTCCGTGCCCTCGAATGACCCCCGGCCCTGCTGGTACGACTTCAGGCCGATCATGGATATGCCCCCAGCCGCGTGCCGAATCTGCGCCGTGTCGATCAGGTTTGAAACGCCGGCCTTCCAGGTGATTTCCTCGATGCTGTCGCCTGGGATTAATCCTGTACCGCTAACCCGCTTTGTCGCACCAGAACCAAGCACTTCACCGAATAGCTTTGACTGAATAATGTCGCGGGTAGTCTCGTTGGTTTTCCCGGCAGCCCAGAACCGAACCTGCCTATCAAACCTTCGCCCCGTCCACCAATGCGGATATTGCCCGGTCAGGTGCAGCGCTGTTTCATAGCCGCCCATGCCTTCAGTCTTTCCGACCCGGTTTGCGCACATTGCGCAGCGCTCGCGGTATCGAGCGCCGGCATCGAAGAACTCCAGATGCTTCTTGTACAGTTCCCGGCGTAGCGGGCCTTCGTCCGGGTAATAGGCGAGCAACTTACGGCGGGATTCTCTTCTCGCCAATTCCTCCAGGATTCCGACGTATTCAGATAGGTCACTCACCAAAGTTATCCACAGAATTTATTGATAAGTTTTGTATTTCCCCGCGATTTTTGAGACACGAAACCGCTAACGCGCTGTTTTTATTAAACATGGTTAGGCTGATTAAATTTTAGGCAAAATTCCTATTTTCTTGCTTAATTCCAGCGCCTTCGCCATCAGTTGGTCATCCATCATGTCAGTAATGGATGCGTTTATTTCCAGCTTGTCGGTGAACATGCCAAGATGCCGCCCGATATCCACCAGTGCGGCGCGCTTGTCGTGCAGCTTGATCTTGATGCCCTGCGCGGTCTGGCTGATTTCGGATATGGCCGCTGCCGTGTCGTCGTCCAGGTCGCCGCTGTCTACCAGCGATACGCCATTAGCGATCGTCGTTTCGCCTTCTTCGTCCTTCACCGCGATGCCGTCACCCCACTTTACCGCCCTGCGCAAATCGCTGAAGCCCAACTTTGCCAGCTCGGCGAGCACTTTGTCCTGGGTGATTTCGGTGCGCTGCTCACGGGCTTTCTGTCGTTCGGCAATGGCGGCTGCAATGTAAGGTTTGGTTAAGTTCTCGCACCCGATTTCTTTTGCGGTTCTCGGGCTGTATCCGGCGCGGATCGCTGCCTGCGCCGCGTTCAGGTCAATCAGATATTCGTCAACGAACCGTGATTGTTTTGGGTTCAGACTCATAGCTATCGTGCGTCGCTCTGCAACCCGGTAAACGTCACCCCGCCCGCAGCGGTGAACACCAACCGAACAGCCTCCACGGGGGTGATAATCTCGCCGGCCTGTGCCGTGGTCTCGTTGGTCACGGCGGCATGGTTGAACCAGTTGGCGCCATCGTAGGACTGCTGCACGCCATATGTCGGGGTGCCGGAATCAATCGTGCAGCCGAACCCCATCATGAAATCGATCCGGGACAGGCGCATGCTGGCTGGCGCTGACACGCTGCCGGCAGCCCATCCGATATCCATGGTATCTGCGCCGATGGTGGCGCTCGGCGATACGCTTGTCACGGTGCTGAAATATTTGGTTGAGGTTACTGTGGCAGTCCCGTTCGGCAGAGCCACCGTCTCAGTCTGAGCGACACCGTACAGCGTGCCAGTGATGATGGCTGTCTTGGCGCTATGATCGGTTACGGCGTCGCCCTTGATGGTAATCAAGTGAGCCAGGCTATCGCCTGCGGCGTTTGCGGTCAGCGCCCACCCGGCGCCGGC